ACTTCCAACCTCTTGGTGTTCCTATTTCTAAGCGTATGTTTCTTGAATTAAAAAACACATACGGCATTGACGCTATTAAAACTCCATTGTCACCAGACATTCTTTTGTATATCAATAAAGAAATTGCTTCTAATGTTCCCCGTCATCCTCAACGAATTAAAAAAGTTCTTGATGCGGCTCTTGCTAAGTTTAAAACTTCTCTACCAGGAGCAGATGAAAAAACGGTTCGTGAACAATTTTTAACTTTTGCTGGTCAATCTGCTTCCCCCGTCAAAGTTGACTGGAGCCAGGTATCTAACCCAACTCCTACTACTGTCGCCAAGGCTGTTGTCCCTAGAACCACAACTACGACCACTAGTACAACTTCTACATTGCCACCTACAACTACTACTACTTCTCCTAAAACAGGTACGCCATTAGAAATAATGCAAAACAACGCAGCCGAATATGCAAATAACCCAACTGCAACTGTCCCCCCATCCACCACAACATTGGCACCTCAAACAACTACCACTGTTCCGCCTTCAACAACCACAACGGTTCCCGAACAAGTGGGTGGTCAAAGGTCTTTAGCCCCTTCACAATCAGAATACGGTGCCCGTCCTTCTCAGCCAACCCCAACAACAACTACAATACCTGTAACCAATACAACCATGAAGCCGACAAGTACAACCATGAGTCCATCTACTACAACTACACAACCGCCAACTACACAATCTACTATCCCTGGGTCTGGTGCAACCGCAGCCGATGTATTTACTGGGAATACAACTGCTAGTTATGCAGGTGGCATTGACCCTAACTATAAAGGCATAACAAAACAAACAGGTTATGGAACAGATGGTTACACATACACAACTAATGATTGGCAATCAATTTTTGAATTGACTTCAAACGAAGTAATTACTGTTCAACAACAATTGATGAAAGCGTTCCCTGGATTTGTACCTGGTGTTCTTGGAGACAAAACAGATTCTAAAACAATCAAAGCATACAAACAGGCCCTTAGCCGTATTAATCTTTTAAACCAAGATACTGCTTCACCTTTGCGTGGTAAAACAGTTTTAAATCAAATTGAATTGTTAACTAAAAACCCTGCCGCACAAACATCTACGGCGCTCCCTTCATACCAGTTGAACAACCCTATAGATTTGAAAGCCGTATTTAAAAAAGCAGCGCAAGATTCTTTAGGCCACAACCTTGGTGAAGGAGATTTAAACAATCTTGTTGAAACATACCAAGCACAGCAATTGGCCTACCAACGCAAAGTTTCTACTGGAGGTGTTGTCACTGCACCTCCTTCTCCTCAAACTTTTGCTACCCAATCAATACAAAAAGATTTTGGTGATGAAGTTGACATTAAAAAAATGGACAATATATTTTCGTCTATTGACAAGGCTCTAAGTGGAGGACAATAACAATGGCATTAACTAAAGAACAAATTGCTGCTCAAAATAAAAAAGACAAACAAAAAAGAGTTGCTTTTACCAAAGGTCAAAAATGGTATGATTACATTACCAAAAAATTTGGGTGGCTTGTTGATGTTTATAATTCAAACCCTGAAGTTGCAGACATCATTAAAAACGGTTACGTCAACGAAGTGCCACTTGAAGACATCAATACCAATATTACTAATTCAAAATGGAGTCTTGGTTTACAAGTTGGAGAATACGACTACCTAAAAGGCGTATCTACCAAAGACGTTTCTTATCTAGATAAAATAGATATGAATAAAACAATGGTCCGCAACCAGGCTGCCAAGGCTGGCTATTCACTAGACGATTCTGATTTAAATATTTTGACTGCTGGGTTTTTAAAAGGTGGATGGGACGCAACGACTTTGGCTAATAAAATTGGTGAAAAAGTTATTGCTAAAGCCAAAACTGAAAGTCCAAATAAACCTTCTGTTACCCCTGCCGCTACAACACCCACCTCGTTACAGCAAGGTGGGGATGCTGCTTCTTTAAAAACTATATCTAAATCGTATGGTTTGAATTTGTCTGATGCTTCTATTGAAGGCTATGCGCAATCCATTGTTGCTGGTACTATCTCGGCTCAACAAGTTAAAGACCAGTTCCGTAACCAAGCAAAAAGTTTGTATCCTGCTTTAGCCACACAATTAGATGCGGGCACGGTTGACGACGCAACCGAGTCGTACCGCACCATTGCAGCAAAAACTTTAGGTATTGACCCAACAGCAGTTAACTTTTCTGATGCAACCAAATTTGGAAAATTACTTACTTATCAAGACCCTAAATCTGGTGAATCACGCCTGATGAATTCAACTGAATGGACCCAGTATTTGCGTGGTCTTTCTGATTGGGGCAAAACAAAAGAAGCCAAAGACCAGTATTCTGGGATTATTAATACTGTTACTAAACTTTTTGGAAAGGTTGGATAATGTCTACTCCAGCAGAACTACAGACCAGCCTTAATTCTTTGGGGCTTGGTTTTCTTTTTCCTTTGTTGGATGCTCTTGTTAAGGACCCATCTATTGATGTGACAGATGAAGATGCTGTTGGTAAATATATTGATACCAGTCCTGACACTAAAATCAAGGATGCTATGAAAACAAGGTTTTCTGGTAATGAGGGTCGGCAGGCTGCTGGGCTTCAGCCGTATACGCCTAAACAGTATATTGAAGCAGAACAATCATATGTTCAACGGTTGATGGACAATGGCATGCCAGCAGGGTTTTACGATACCCAAGAAGACCTAGCCAAACTAATAGGCGGCAGAGTCTCACCAGTAGAGTTTGAATCCCGTATTCAAAACGGATACCAGGCTGCACTAAACGCCCCCGCATCAGTTAAACAACAACTAGAAAACCTATATGGTATAACGGAACCACAAATGGCTGCCTATTTCCTAGACCCAACAAAAGCCACAAACATCATCCAGGCTGGGGCAAAGAACGCAGATGCCTTCCGTCGCCAAATTAGAGCATCACAAATTGCTGCTCAAGGCCAAACACAAGCAGGCATCCAACTTGGCATGACAACAGCAGAAGAACTTGCAGCACAAAACATAACTCCTGAAATGGCACAAACTGGGTTCATGGACATTCAAAACCAGCAGCAACTATTTGCTACGACAACTGCTGAAGCCGCATCAGGGCAGGCAAACATCAGTCAGGCAGACCAAATTGCTGGCACCTTCGGAACTAACGCTGCTGCTCGTCAAGCCATTGCAGAACGCAAACGGAAACGCACCGCACAATTTGAACAGGGTGGTTCACTCCTTGCCAGTCAAACAGGCAACATCGGTTTAGGCACAGTAGGGCAGTAGCACAGTTTAAAAACATGTGCTAACTTAAGTCTTGACCCCGATGGGGAGACATTGCTAACAGCCCCCCTAGTTAGCGATTGTAAAACGGGGTGTAAATATGTAGCCATCACAGCCCTCCGTTGTGATGTGGACTTAAGGAGAGTGCCATATGTCAAACTTTGAAGATGATTTCAACGAAGACGACTACGACCAGCCAGCATCTGAAACGAACCCAGTTCGTGCAAGGATGAAGCAACTGGAAAAGGAAGCCAAAGAACTACGCAAACAAGTTGCAGAGTTCGCAGTAACCCAACGAGAGTTGGCTTTTGCAAAAGCAGGGATAGACCCCGCTTCACCACAAGCCAAGTATTTCGTTAAAGGATACGACGGTGACCTAACACCAGAAGCAATCAGGGCAGCCGCAGAAGAAGCACAACTGATTACACCCCAACCTGTCCAGGTAGACCCAGACAAGGCAGCATGGCAGCAGTCCAACAGGATTGCCGCTGGAGCCGAGACTGCATCTGAAGGACCGTCTTGGATTAAACGAATCAGGGACGCATCGTCAGCAGAAGAAGTTTCAGAGATTTTTGCAGAGGCACAAGCCCAAGGTGTAGACCTTGGTTAACAACTAAACCCTCAATCCCCAAAAGGAAAAACCAAAATGGCTGATATTTTCGCAGCAACAACAGGTACATCTGCTCTCTCTGTAGACCAGGTTGCCTTTGAGAAGTTGGCATACTTTGCCCTTCGTCCAGAAATGTACTTTGACCAGTTCGCAGATGTTCAAGCAACAAACGCAACTAACCCAGGTGCATCCGTCAAGTTCACAGTCTTCGCAGACCTTGCAGCAGCAACCACTGCTCTTGGTGAAGCAGAAGATGTAACCCCAGTCGCCATGAGCGACAGCCAGGTTACTGTGACCCTCAATGAATACGGTAACGCAACGGTAACAACCGCTAAATTGCGTGCATCGTCTTTCCTCCCTGTAGACCCAGTAGCCGCTAACGCTGTTGGTTACAACGCTGGTTTGTCAATTGACACCATCGCTCGTAACGCTCTCCAGGCTGGTACAAATGTTATTTACGCAACGGGTGGCGCACAAACTGCTACCACTCGTTTGACAATGAAGACAGACCAGACACTTGTTGCTAAGGACATCCGCCGTGCTGTTGCAGCATTGCGTGGAGCAAATGTTCCAACAATCGGTGGCAACTATGTCGGTTTCATCCACCCAGATGTTTCGTACGACCTTCGTGGTATTACAGACGCATCAGGTTGGCGTGACTCATACAAGTACACCAACGCAATGCCTCTTTACAACGGTGAAATTGGTATGTTTGAAGGCGTTCGCTTTATGGAGTCGCCTCGTGCGCCTCTGTTCGCAGACGCTTACAACGGTGCAGGTGCCGCTGGTACTGGTGACTCATACGGAACCCTCATCATGGGACAACAGGCTCTTGCCAAGGCTGTCTCAATGGGTGGCGAGTACGGTTCACAGCCAACAATCGTGTACGGAACAATCCAAGACCTCTTGCAGCGTTTCCGTCCAGTTGGTTGGAAGCACTTCGTAGGTTACTCAGTATTCCGTCAGGAAGCACTGCGTCGTATTGAGTCTGCATCAAGCATTGGTGCTAACTCCTAATAATTCCCGACAAGGAATTTAACGGAAGCCCCTGCCGAAAGGTGGGGGCTTTTGCTATTCTTAAGACATGACCACTTTTAAACCGCCCACAGATAACTATGTGAACTGGGCACTACCAGGGGACAGAGGTATTTTGGCTGTCTTAAGACCAGGTGCCCGTGGACGCAATGTGTTTAAAATGAACGACGGTTCATTCACAGAGTTTCAACCTGCCTACTACGACGACATCGCTATCACCTATCACGGTGGTCACATCCACACAATCACGGCACAAGAAGAAGCAGACCTGCGGGCTGCGGGATACGGAGACTACATTGAAGCATAGAGAAACACATCCAGGTTTGGATGTTGAGGGTTGTTTCGGATGCCGAGTAGCAGGGGTACAAATGGGGTCTAACTCCACCACCACCAAAGGTGAAGCAGTGTCTCACATTAACCAGCGTGAAAAGAACTGGTCCAAAGATATGCCCGCATATAAGCGTCTCCGCAAGGAAGGTTTGCAACCTAAAACCATTGATGGCTGTGCTGCTGTTGAGCAGTTGGCTACTTCACGCCACCAAATTGAAGGAACGCCAGCACCTCTTTAGTGCTACAATCTTTGCTGTATGGCTCAACCCGCTGACCAAGACCTAATTATCACTCGTGGTGATACAGAAACCCTCGTTGTGACTATCACGACTGACGGGTCTACAGCCGTTAACATCACAGGACGCACCTACGCATCTCAGATTCGCAGCCAGCAGGACTCCACCACTATCAAGGCTTCGTTTACTTGCACGGTTACTTCTGGTGCTGCGGGGGAAGTTACCTGTGTATTGTCTTCTACTTCTTCGGCTGCTTTGTCGGCTGGGCTTTACTTCTGGGATTTGCAGGAAACCGCTTCAGGTGTTGTCTCTACTATCTTGGCGGGTACAGTCACGGTTCTTGCTGATGTGACGAGGTAGCAATGGCTACAACTAACATCATTGTTACAAGGGCAACCGAAACCGTAGGGTTGATTACTTCGGGAACTATCACTGTTGTTTCTACTTCACAGTCTGGACCGTTGGGTGCTACTGGTCCGACAGGTCCACAAGGTATCCAGGGTGTCACAGGACCTACAGGTCCTACAGGGGCACAAGGAGTTACTGGTCCGACTGGACCGACAGGTTCAACTGGAGCGCAAGGTGTTACTGGTCCTACGGGCGCACAAGGCATCCAGGGTGTTACTGGACCTACAGGACCTACTGGTCCGACAGGTGCCGCTAGTACCGTTACAGGACCTACTGGAGCAACTGGTGCAGCCTCAACCGTAACTGGACCTACGGGACCTACTGGTGCTGCATCCACGGTTACTGGTCCCACAGGTGCGCAGGGAATCCAGGGTGTCACAGGACCTACTGGAGCCACTGGCGCACCATCTACAGTCACGGGACCCACTGGACCTACTGGGGCTACAGGCGCAGCGTCTACCGTTACGGGTCCGACTGGACCAACAGGTGCAGTGGGAGCAGCAAGCACAGTAACGGGACCTACTGGTCCAACAGGTGCTACGGGTTCTGTGGGGGCAGCCTCTACTGTTACTGGACCGACTGGTCCGACTGGACCCACAGGCGCAGCAGGAGCCGCCTCAACGGTGACTGGACCGACGGGTCCGACTGGTCCTGCTGGTACGAACGGCATCATTGGTGTTGACGGGGCTACAGGACCTACAGGTCCGACAGGTGCAGCAGGTGCCAACGGGGCTACAGGACCAACGGGTCCTACAGGAGCGACAGGTGCTGCATCCACAGTGACAGGTCCGACGGGTGCTGCTGGTGCGACAGGTGCTACTGGACCTACGGGAGCGTCTGCACCGACTCAAACAACAAGTAATCTAATGACTTATACGATGATGAACATGGAGTTCTAATGGCTAGTGGTGATGTATTCCCTAAAATGTTGACTGTCCCTACACAGGTGGGTACTACAACAACGACTTTGTTTACTGTGCCTGCGTCGCACCAGTACACAATTAAGCAGATTGTGATTTGCAACACGGATGGTGTTGACCGATTGATTACACTGGCTCGTGGTACAGCGGCTACTGCGGCTAACTGCTTCACATATAACTTGCCGATTGCTGGTTACGACACGGTTGTGTTGGATACTGGGCTTGTGTTGGAGGCTGCTGAGACTGTGCAGGGATTATCGGATACGGCTTCTAAGGTGACTGTGACTATCACGGGTTGGGACCGTACTATCTGATGGCTATTTCTTCTGGTTTGGGTTCGTCTGCGTTGTTGCCTGCGGGCTTGGGGTTCCGCAATGTCCTAATTAACGGCGACATGAGAATCAACCAACGAGGCAGTTCATACACTTCCGTTGGGTACACCCTTGACAGGTGGTACATGGGTGTTACAGGCGCATACACGGTGTCGCAATCAACTTCTACACCCCCAACGGGTTTTCAAAACTTTATGCGTGTTCAAAGAACAAGTGGTTCTACAAATACTGCCGTACCACAGATTGCTCAAAGTCTTGAAACAAGTGCTTCAATCCCACTACAAGGCAAGCAAGTAACTGTTTCTTTTTATGCAAGGGCTGGTGCTAACTATTCAGCGTCAAGCAACACTTTGAATTACAGAATTTATGGTGGTACTGGTACAGACCAAAATGTGTTTTCATACACGGGTCAAGCAATTGTTCAAGATTTGTCGGTCACATTAACAACTTCATGGCAAAGATTTACATACACAACCACAGCACTAACTTCATACAACGAATACGGTTTGTTTTTCTTTTCTTCACCAACTGGTACTGCTGGTGCTGATGATTATTTTGACATTACGGGAATTCAGTTGGAACAGAATCTTCAGCCAACCCCGTTTGAACAACGACCTATCGGTGTAGAACTAGCCCTATGCCAACGATATTACTACCGCCGTTCTCAACTTGGTGGATACAACTTTATTGAAGGTATGGGGCTGGGGGTTAACTTCAGCAATGGTTTCTTTTGCTCATTTCAAAACCCTGTAGAAATGCGTTCTGCACCTGTGTATTCACTTGTTAGTGGTGCAACTGGTGTTGATGCTTATGGTGTTGCAAGTAGTGCCACTTATTCATCTCAACAAACAACAACAAAAGGTGGTCGTATTAGTTATACAACTTCTGGTTTAACTGATTACAGACCATATTTTTTAATTGGTAATTCTGATTCAACAGTTCAATTTAATTCGGAGTTATAAATATGTGGTACACAATAAAATATGACGAGCAGGATGCCATTATGTTCTTTGACAACGCATCTCGGTCAATTCATTTTGCTAACGATGTGTCCAATCCTCTGCACGAGGCATATCTTGCGTGGGTTGCTGAAGGCAACACCGCCGAAGAATGGACAGGTGCGTAATGGGTATCACACAGCAAATCGGTGCTAGTTCACTAATCAAACCAGGCGTATGCACATCAACGACACGACCTGCATCGCCTTACGAGGGGCAACAAATATATGAGACTGACACGGACAAGGTGTTGGTGTGGGATGGTTCTACATGGACCCCATCAACAGGGATGCTGCCAAACATTGTTGAAGCAACTACCGCAACAAGCACCACCACCAGTAGCACCTCGTATGTTGCTACTACACTGTCTGTGACCATCAACAAATCTCATACAAACAGTGCAATTTGGGTTGTAGCAAGTCCACAACTGGCTCTTTATACGGGCGGTGGGGGAGCCGTAGACACAACTTTAAGCGCAAGAATTATAGAAACTGTAAGCAGCCGTGAAAGAGATTTTCTTGTTGTCTTGCGTACTTACAACGGCGCTGGCGATGCACGGGTTAACTCAACTAAAGCAT